ATGTTGCCACCTTGAATGTTACCAACTACAGAAATTTCTCCTGGAGAAAATAAGTTGCCACCTGTGATGTTGCCAATTACACTTACAGTTGTACCAGTGTGCGTAATAGCATTAACGTTGGCACCACCCAAGATGTTGCCACCTTGAATGTTACCAGTAGCTGAAATATTTCCAACAGCACTGACAGCACCTGCTGTGATAACGTTGGCACCAGTTACATTTCCTGCGGCAGTTACGTTGCCTGCGGTGCTGACATTTCCGCCAGTGACGTTACCTGTGACCGCCAATGATGTCAGTGTTCCTAAACTGGTAATGTTGCCTTGTGCCGCATTGGTCACTGTGGCAGCTGTACCGGCACTACCTGTAATGCTGATTGTGTAGCTGCCGCTTAGACGATCACTGGACACTGTGCCTGATGTTAGAGCATTGGCATTGATATTGGTAGTGATCAATGTGCCAATGTTGGCAATGCCTGTGGTAAAGATATTGCCAGCATTGACGTCGCCAATTGCACTGATATTACCTGAAGCGTTGACATTGCTACCTGAAACATTGCCTGTAGCTGACATTTGTCCTGTTAGTAATTGACCACCAGTGTAGAAAGTTAAAATGCTTACACCACTAACAACTCCAGTAATGTTAGCATTTGGTGCTATTGATAAAACTGTTGTTCCGTTGTTAATTTGATCAGGTGCACCAGCGTTTCCAATACCTGTCATAAAACTAGCATCACCATAGACATATCCATTGCCAGTTGGTCCAGCAATTAGATTTCCGGCAATCACATTACCTGTTGCGCTGATATTACCAACAGCACTAACTGCTCCACTAGTGATTATGTTGCCACCGGTGATGTTGCCTGCGGCAGTGATCAATCCACCTGTTTGTACATTGGCTGAGATCACATTTCCAACTGCACTAACATTGCCAAGTGAATTGACATTGCCGCCAATCACATTGCCTTGAATTGATCCAAAACCAACTATAGTTAAATCACCTGTGGCAGAAATTCTACCATCACTGTCAACATTGCCACCCTTAACCTTGCCAGTTGTTACAATATCTCGTGTTGCATCAATATTACCAGTGCTGATATTGTTACTTGTAATGTTGCCAGTTGCTGTGATCAAGCCGCTTGTAAATAAATTTGCACCAACAACATTACCTGTAGCACTCACAATGGCTGTGTTAACATTGCCGCCTGCGATGTTACCTACAGCAGTTATGGTAGTGCTGACATAAACGTTACCTGCTACTGCCAAATTTGAATTTGGAAGAATATTACCAATACCAACTTCGCCAGTGCTTAATACAATAACTTTAGTTGATATTGCGGCACCGTTAGTTGACGTTAAAATATGCACATCTGCGTTGCCTGCCACACCACCAACATTGCTGGTTATTGATCGAATAGCAGATGTTGTTCGTGCACCTAGTGTAATGTCAGAAGTATACCACTCAATTGATCCAATGGTCTGATTATTTGCTGCCGCGGCATCAGTATCTAAAAATATCAGTGTTGGTTGAGCAACACCTGCATCACGTGTGATGATTGCGTTGCCATTAGAAATTAAGTTACCACCAGTGATGTTGCCACTGGCACTTAAAGTTGCTGCTCCAAATGATCCCGTTAAAGACAAATTACCAGCATTAATGTTATTTGCTACTACTAGGCCAGTTGTAGTAAAAACTGCTACATTGCTAACACCGTCAATTGAGATATTGGCATTTCCGTTAGGTGCGATTTCAATTGACGAGTTTAAGTTGAATAGTTTGTCACCCGAAATGTTACCCGATAGCGTAGCATTGCCACTAACTGACAAATTACCATTGATAAAAACAGAAGCGGCATTTGCAACCGGGCCTTCAAAGGTTACGTTGCCGGTTGAATCAAGAGTTTGAATTGTTAAGTTGCCGCTGACACGCTTGTAGGTAGACATTTAGAGTTCCTTTGTGTTATTTATGCGGTTTAGGAAGTCTGCAATATCCATGGTTCGGAAGTTTTTAACAGCATCAAACTCAGGAATAGCGGCTGTAGTACCTGCCATCACACGCACAAATGCTATTTTAGGAAAGTCTTTCATGACTGTAGTTAACTGTCGCACCCAGTTGCCAGTAAATGTAGGAGGTGCTGAACTTTTTTTGTAAAACTCTGTGTCAGCATACACATTGTTAAATTTGGTATGAACTGGACCCATATCAAACCCAATCAAGTAAACAATCACAGCATTGTCAAAGGCAGCGATACTGGCTGCTATTGGGCCCGAACTGTAGCCGTAGTATTTTTGTGGCACAGGCAGTGCGCCTGATCCTGGAGTGGGTTTGCGAGTGTAAAATTTGTGTTCTAGTGCATAGCCCGAATCTTGTATGCGCTCGCTGATGGGGCGATCTGTGCTGACTAGTACTGTGGGTTTGAAGTCTCTATACAAGGCATTACACCCGTAAATAGGACCAAAATGTTTTAAATTTTCTAAATCTACCTGTTGTCGACTTACACCGTTGCCCAATACAAATGCTCTGCTCATAAAAAAATCCCCCCAGTAATTAGCTGAAGGGATCCTGGGGTTAAATCAATTAAGAAGTAACGTTGTCAACAATCACAAGGTCAACCAAGTTCTGTTGTCCAGAAACGTTGGCGCCACCTGTGGTACCAGACTTGATAGCTGTACCTTCGTCTGTGAAGAAGTTGGCAATATAACGAACATCGTTAACAACTTCAGTGGCTGCATAAGTTGAACCACCAGTCCAGTCAAGCACAAACTTGTTAGTGAGCTTGCTGATTGGGGTAGCAGTAGAGTCGTTGTTGGTGTAGGTAATGGCCATTAAACCAGCTGCCGGAGTAACGTCATTGTCAAGTACACACACGCCAACTGGATATGCTGTGCCTGTTGTGCCTGCGCCAGCGGCTGCTGTGGCAGTGAAAATTTGACCCACAGCAACGTTGTTACCGCCACCAATTGTGCTCCATGGTGTATCGCCCACAGCCACGATTTGATATGCCTGACCAATCACAAAGTTAGCAGGATCAATGGCAGCATTAGAATCGCCAACTAGATACTTGTGTGAACCTTTTTGACGGATAATGTAACCAGCGTGTACACCTAGGCCAGAACCAGATGGTGCGGCAATGTTTACAATCACATCAACACGTGGATTTGTTGTGCTGGGTGTGTCAGTCGGGGCTGCGCCGCCAACAACACCGTAGTATTGAGCGTCAGTCATGTTGCCAACTGAGTTTTTAACTGGATCAGTTACACTACCAAAGTTAGGAAAACCAAGATCGACACCAACACTGGCGCCACCGTTACCAGAACCGGTAGATAATTTTTGTATTTTAAGAGGACGTCCCATTTGTTTTCTCCTTATAGAAGCCCGATGCGGGTTCTAGCCGCTACGCTGTGGGTATTAATCTCAGCATAAAACACCGTATTGTGTTGACAAGTATTTATAGAAAATGTAAAATAGTACCATACTGGAGTGTAAATACCCGATGGATATCAATCAACTTATAGAGCAAGGCAATCAATACCGTGCCAACAACCAGCCTGAGGCTGCACTGCAATGCTATGCTGAGGCAATGCGTCAAGATCGTCAAAGTGCTGCCGCCTTCAACAACTACGGCAATGTGCTACGCGAAGTGGGCGAACCAGAGGGTGCAATACCATTTTTAACTAGAGCCATACAGCTAGATCCCAACAACATTACAGCACAGTTTAACCTTGCTGTGGCACACTTGTTGAGTGGCAACTATGCGCAAGGATGGCCTGCGTACGAAGTGCGATTTAACTACGAACACTTGGCTGGTACATTTCCAAAATTTACACAGCCTCGATGGACTGGTCAAGATCTCAAGGGAAAAACTATTCTTGTAATAGGCGAGCAAGGACATGGAGACAACATTCAATTTGTGCGGTTCTTGTACAACTTGCACGTGATGGGCGCAGAAATTATTCTGCAGGTCACAGACGGGCTTGTACCAATGCTGAGTGGCAGTCCTATAATCAAACGTGTATCAGGCTACGACTACTCAGTGTCAGACTTTGACTACTGGGTGCCTATCATGAGCATCCCAGGTATCCTGGGTATTACACTACAGAACTTGCCTAGTCCAATAAATTATCTAAATGCTGATGCTGGATTGCAACAACAATGGTTACAAAAACTAGGTCCAAAAAAACGCATGCGTGTGGGATTTAGCTGGAGCGGCCGTAGAGATGCATGGTTAAACCGCCACAAGGGCATGCCGTTTGAAGACATGCTAAAAATGATTCAGGCCAATCCACAGTATGAATGGATTAACTTGCAAATAGATGCAACTGATGAAGAGACTGCAACCTTGGAGTCTGCTGGTGTCACAATGTATCCAGGCAGTATTCAAAGTTTTGCCGACACAGCCGCATTGATAGTAAATCTTGATGTGGTGGTCAGTGTAGATACTGCCATTGCTCACTTGGCAGGAGCACTGGGTCGTCCCACATGGATCATGCTCAACTGGTTTGCTGTGGACTG